GCAGTTGTTCCGTCTGCTACTGGTGTAACACTTGTAAGAGTATTACCTCCACCAGTGTAACCTGTTCCAGAATACTCGTTAGTTGCTGTACCATCTGCATAAGTAGCTGTAGAAGCACTTAAGTTAGATGAGTTAGTGTACAATGCAATTTTAAAAGTATCACCGGATGATGCAGTGAAATTATGCGTTCCTGTAAGAACCTGTGTTTTAAAACTGGTTGTTACAGTTGATGATGATATTGCCATTTTATTGTCCTCCTGTTGGTTCTAATGGTTTACTATAACCTGGTAGAATAGAAGGTCGAGGGACACGTATAACACCGTTAGCCCACTCATCTCTTCTTGCCCTACCCATTTGTTGCGCAGCAACCTCTTGTAAAGCGGTTTCGTACGATTGCATATAAAGTTGCAGCATTTCTACTGGACCTTTCAAAAACTTGAAAGCTTCTACAAGGCATCCATACAGCATAAGTGTAGGTGCGTTGTCTCCTAACCAAGTATTACTATTTGTAGAACTTAGCCTGTCTGGTAATTTTATTAGACCAACCTCTACTTTAAAATCAGCACTTGGTGTTGGTACTACGTATATAGTATTATAGTCCCATTGACAATAATACTTTGGTGTTCCTGTAGACGTTCTATCTGGGTGGTATTCGTCCATAAAAGTAACGTCTTTTTGTTGTAAATATATTCTATCTCCAGTGCCAGATGCTGGATAAATCATAACACTTCTAATTACAGAAAATTGTGTAGGAACAGTTGTAGATCCTCCAGGTAATGTTATAAATCCGTTACCTGTAGTAAAATTGGAAAATTGATACGATCTAAATACAGGTAAATCTAACTCTTTTAATATTCTATTTTCTGTGTGTTCAATAAAATCATTAACAATAGAGTCAGTTAAAACACTAGAATCTGTTTCTGTGTAATCTCTTATTTGTTGTACTAATTCAGTATATGTTGTCATGTGCTTATCGTTACAGGTCCTACAGAAGCCATTCCTCCACCACCTACGCCTGTAGAACTAGGTGCTGTTGTAATTGTTACTGTAAAATTATCATCAGTTATTGTGCTAGCTGATAAAGAAAAACCAGAAGCTGTTTCTAATTCAGATTCTGATGCACCTAATAAAGGTGTGCCTACATCTCTAAATCTAACAGTGTCACTTGTAGTAAAACCATGACCTGGTTGCCTTACAGTTACTGTGGTGCTGCCACTAGTAAACACAAAAGGATTTAAACCTAATAATTGTTCTGTTTCTGGCTCTGTTCTTGCAGGTCTTGGATCTTTTAAGGCAATAGGATCTGGTTGATGCTCATGCGGCATTAACTGTGGTGCTTTAGCTTCATACTCACTTGTATGTACTTTCATGCCATTCCATTCCGTAACCATTTCTGTATATGGAAATTCTAGTCCACTGCGATCAGAAATAAATTTAGCGTATTTTCCTTTAGCGTATGTCATTAACAGTTCCATTTACGCAAAGATTTATTAATCCTTGAATTAGGATCTCTAGCTGTCTTTGCACTTGTTCTTCTCTTCTTCATTCCTTCCATACGAGCGCAAAACGATTTACGGCGTTTTGCAGCCTTAGATCCTTTCTTTAGCTTAGAAGGTTTTGTAGTAACTGCAGTCTTAAGTTTAGAACCAGGATTGGCTCTACGATAAGATGCAACTCCTTTGGCGTTTAATCCACCGGATTTACTTTTACCTTCTTTTCTTTGCCAAGCAGGTGTCTTAGCCATTTAACTCCAAGTATAATCGCCACCCTTAGTAGCAGCACCCATTCCTAAAGATTTTCCAGTTACTTTTCCTTTAGAAATAGAAATTTCTTGTGCTTTACCTGCTGCAGGTGCAATACCTTTTGTGGTTATTGCTCCAGCTTCTACAGCTTTTGGTGCATCATTTTGACCTCTGCCGTAAGAACCTATTTTAGCAGTAGACCCCATTCTGCAATTAGCAGTTTGTTTATTATAAAGTCTGTTACTCATTAGTCCTCCTTTTTACAAATACAATTGCCACAATCACATCTATCAATAGTGCATGAACCATCCACTATACAATGACATGTATGACCACATGTTTCACATTTTGGCATATTACCTCCTATGGTATGTATGCTTGCGCCGGTTTAACTCTAAACGAGACTCGTTCTCGGTTAGCATCAGCGGTTCTCTCAAATTCTTCATCGTATACCGCTTTTAATCCCGCAGACATTTGCGGTGCTCTTTTTATTGATATATAATAAGCTAATCCTGAAACTACACAAGGAAGAAAATAGAAAGGCACATCAGCCTCATTTGTATAAGCTCCTGCATCCATTATTCTATTAATAAAAAAATATTTTAATATGTATGCTTTATCAGGGCTAGGATACACAAATAAGGTCATATTGTGTTCTGGTCTACCAGTGTTAGATCCACCATTTACAGTTACTTGTCCGTTAATTAAACAAAACTGTGTTGGTCTAGCATCACCATTAGTGCCATCTTCTTGTTTTCTACTTAAGTTAAGGTATTCAGTTCTAGATATTTTTGTAATAGTTACATCTGTAGTGTTACCATCACCTTCTAAATTTGCTGTTGCACCTGCAGTTGTTGTTATTGCAGCATCAATTATGTCTACAACTTTTTTGTTTACAGAATAAAAATTAGTACCAGGCGTCATTGTTTGTGTGGCATAATCTATAGTCCATAAATTTAAGCCACGATTAGCCCAATCAGAAAACATAAGATTTAAAGATCTTCTTGCGCTTTTTAAATCGTATCCGCTACGTACTTCAAGACCACATCTTTCAAATGCTTCTTCTATTATTTCCTCTATTGAGAGGTTAAATGTTCTCGTACCTGAATAAGCCATTTAAACCTCTACGGTATAGGTGCGTATTCTTTTATAAATTCAACAACTAAACTTGCAGTATCATCATCAGTAACAGAAGAAAAGTTAATCAAAACATCTCCTGTGTAATTAGCGGCTTTAGTGTTTTGCAAACCACCTATGGTACTGAAATCCATGTCGTCAGCAAAATTACAAGACCATGCAATTGGATTAGTTCCACTGTTAACCCACTCTAATAAAAGTGGTTTAGTTGTTGCAGAGTTGTTAACACTCCACCATAATTTATTAATGTTGATAAAAGTACAAGCTGTACCATCATTTCTTGCATTTAAACCAGATGCATCAACATTAAATGTTTCAGCTGTGGTAGAAGCTATTTTAGCAGTAAATGAAAATATTGCTTTCTTGTCTCCGTCAAATAATTTTTTTACATATTGTGCCATTTAATTCCCCTTGTAAGAGGGTGGGGCCATTACTCCCCACCCACGGTTATATTGTTTAGCTATAGCTTACGTTTCTATCTTGCGCAGCCATAATGTAGTCAATTGTAGTGATCTTCTGTCCAGTAGCATCACCTGAAACACTCATAGCCATCACTTTCATGTTAGCTGTTGGAATGTTTGTAGTAGATTGACCAACTTTGTTTCTGTTAATGTAAAACTCAACTTTGTCTAAGTTTGTTCCTTTTGTAGCAACAAGTCCTAAAGTTACATAAGTGTCATTTTCCATTGTTGATTTTGTAGTATCAGCGAACTCTACTAAAGTTTGAGTATCGCCAGATTCAGTAGTTCCTTTTACAATAGCACTACCATCAACTTTTACAAATCCAATAACATTACTAGATGATAATGCAGCTTCTGGATTTGTAGCAAAAGTTTCTGTGAAACCAACTAAGAAGTCAGTTTGTGTAGCATCAGAAATTTTTACTCTAGTTTCAAAATATAATTTTTTACCAGCTGATGTAGGTAATGCAAAAGATTCTTGTTTTGCTTGTATTGATGCACCATCGTTATCAGTAGTATTTGCTGAAGTTAAGTTTACTTCACCAGATAGAGAGTCTGCAACAACTGCTGCGCTTGCTCCTGAATCTTTTACGATAGTCCAATTGTGTGTTGCGTCTAACGCACCCTGATTAAAATCATCAAAATATGTGAATTGATCAGGCCACATAGACATTTTTAAGTTTTCAAATGCAGATGCATTTGAGAATAGTACTGGGCCTTTAAAATGTGTAGCCATGTTATACTCCTTTGCCTGTATAGGGCTTTCGTTACCTCGTCACTATACTGTACTGCCTAGCCAGCCTCGGTAACTGTTTACTAGGTAGAGTGGGCGAACTAATTTCGCCCACTCTTAAAGATTTACGCTCCTGGTGAAGCGAAGATACCTCTCCAGTCAGAGAATCCAAATGAATATCTCTCTCTAGCTTTGTATCTAACGTTACCAGTATCGAAGTCGCCTTCCATTGCAGTTCTGATTGGCGCTCTAACGAAATGTTTTAATCCGTTAGGTGAATCAGTTTTAATGAAGAACGCATCAGTATCAGTTAGGAAGTTGTTTACCACATAACCTTGTGGAACCATTCCCATGTTTTTTAATGCGTTGATGTCATTGTCAGCTGTGCCAACTCTGCCATCAGATTTCATTAATCTTTCTGCAACAAACTGAAGTTGAACTGGAATGATCATTTTCATTCCACGAAGAGCGATTTTTAAACCTCTCTCGTCTTTCATATCAGCGATATCAATTAACATCTGCTCAAGCGAAGTTTCGTTTAAGTCAGCTGCAGTAGATAGCTCGTTCTTTTGGTCTCCACTTAGCGTTGGGTGGTCAGTAGCACAAAGCTCCTTACCATCACCACCAGCAAAACTAGCATTGAACGCATTGTTCAATATGTTTGCTGCTTTAATTTGCTTAGTGTTAGCCATAGATCTTGCTAACGCTTTTGTATATCTAGTGCTGATTTTGTCGTAGAGGTTGTCCTCTACAGCTTCTTCAGTTAGTGAGAAAGCTAAAGCAACAGTTTCGTGAGTGTAACGTGAAGTGAAAGTTTCTTGAGCGTCTTCATAGGTTACCCCTTGACCCTCAGGCTTTACACTTGCGTTAGCGAACCCACCAAGCATTACTTCTTCTTCAAAAGCACGATCAGAATTTTCTGTATCGAAAATTTCTGTGTGCTGGTTTTCGTATCGGTCATACTCTAACCCGAACAGTGCATTTAACCCTGGCTCGAGTTCCTTGACCAATTGCATTCTTGAAATTACCATTGTTCAATTTCTCCTATAGGTTAAACTCCCAGCTTATCAGCATAGTATTGATGTTCGTTAATACGTACAATCCAGTTCGCATTAGCTGAAGCAATATCGCTGTTATCTGGGTCTTCACAAATTCTGACAATTCTTAACTGACCTGTTACTCCTGCATTTTCAGTAGTAGAATTCAGTTCAGTTTTAGATTGGCCATTGATAGTGTCTCCTGCTGCGTAAACAATGTTAGAATTTCTTCCAACTTTGTCGCCTGCAATAACACCATCAGCTTGAATTTCGAATAGCATGTTTGGATCATCATAGACAAATGCCTCGATTACACCTTGAGTAGGCGTAATGCTACCAGGGTAATAATTCGAGAATGTTGGCTTTTGAGTAGTAGGATCGTTGTAAAAACAACCGTTAAATACACCAATAGCAGCTACAGCATCGCTGTTTCCACTTTTAGTAATTTTACCGGATGATTCTAGTTTTACTAAGTCACCTTTCATAATGACATCAGATTCACCAGACGCTATTTCGTACTTTGAAGTACCCATGTTAATAGCTTCACTACCGATTTTACCTACAGGTCTTAAACCAAATGGCGCGTTTGAATTAGCCATGATTATCTCCTTACAATAAAATTGTCATAACACATTCACCATGAATATGTTAAATTTTGTAACTGTGTGGGAGAAACTAAGTGTTTCTTTTGCCACCGAATGTTACGCGAGAACTTCTCTCTTTCGAGATCGGCATGCTAGGATGTTGGTCCTTCATTGGGTCATTTGCAACAGCGTCATCTTTATCTTGCGTAAGTTTTGCAAAATATTCTTTTCGCTGCTCAACGATCTCATTAGGGATCCTTGCTAGCATTAAACCTCCAACAGCTATAACACCTTGATATCTACCTGAGTCCATTTGAGGCCAATCAGTGTCAGGATATTCATCAGCTCTGACAAATTCCCAACCTTCACGCATTCTAGCGGACACATTTTTTGTATCCATCTGTCCTATCGTTTCGGCCCTAATCCAGCGGTGTTTAAAACCTTCTGGTGCAGGTGGTGCGTCTAGTTGTGACGGTGGAGTCCATACCTTTGGGCGCTCTCTTTTAGCCCTAGTTTCTGACTCGCGTGATGGTAGTTTATTTTTTGTATTTTTTTCCATATGCCTACTCCTTCACGTATTTCGCATATTCTTGCAGTGGCACACCTAGTTTTTTTGCTATGGCTACCTGTGATGGTGTGAGTCTCACAGTACCTTTGCGCGCTTTTGCAGGTGCAGAACCTCTGTTAACAGAAGCTACAGTCTGCGATGGCGTTGACTCTTGAAACTTATGAGGGAAATTATCCTTCATTCGTTTATCTAATTCATTATAGTATGATTTTGACGATGGGTCAACACCTTCGTCAACCAAATTACGGTGTATAGAAAATGCTGTCAAAGTCATAGGCTCATCTTTGCCAAACCACTCATTTTGTTCAGCCCATTCCTCAGCCTGCGGATCAGGGGGTGGAGCTGGTTGTTGTTGTGCAGGTTGTTGCACAAATTGTTGTTGTTGCTGTTGATATTGCTGTGCAGCTGGGCTTTGAGCAGCTCTCGCCATTCTTTCCCTTTGAGCTATTGTTAATTTAGCTCTTTCTGATTCCACAGCTAATCTAGCTAGATCTTGTTGTGCAGCTATTACAGCGTCAGCATCACCAGCATCCATAGCAGTTTTTAACTTTGCTTTGGTATCTTCTGTTTCAGCTTTTACACGTTGTTCATATTCTGCAATATAACCACGATCTAAATTAGTTGTTTTTTGTTTTAATTGTTCAGATTCTGATTGTACACCTTGTGCAAATTGTATTGCAGCTTGTTCGCGTCTTTCAGACTCTCTCAATCTTTTAGTTAATTTATCAATCCTTGATTGTACTTTTTTACCATAATCACCCATCTCTTCTTCAGATGCTGTGTCAGTTTTTTCTTCTACAACTACTTCTTGTTCTGGTGTTTCTGGTTCAGGATTAATAGTTTTTTCTTTACTGGTAGGAAGTTCTACATCCACCGAAGGTCCATCAGATGGTAAATCAACCATCTTTGCTTCAGCTTCAGATTGTGCTTCTACTTTCGTTTGCGCTTCTGCAGGCATTTTTTACTCCTGTTTATCTAAATTGCAAGATATCCTCTGGGTCTTTTACCACAGCAATTACCTCGTCCTCGTTAAGTATTCTCACTTCACCACCTTCTATCCCAAACCTAGATCCTGCATAACGACCAAATATAACCCAGTCATTTACTTTACACCAAGGTCCATTAGGAAACCTTTCTTTGTCTGTATAACACTCTGGTCCTTGTTTAAGAACCAAACCTGTGACTGTTGTATAGCCACGTTCTTGCATTGTTTCATCTGTTAATATTACACCACCTTTTGTTTTACCTTGTCCTTTGTATGGTAAAATTAGCATACGCCAACCAGTTGGTTCTGGTAAACGTTCCAATACTTTTTCTGTGGGTAAATGCTCTATATCTTTTGTAGCATCTTCTTGTATTTTTTTAAGAAATTTATTTTCTTTTTCTTCTGCTACCTTGTTGTTTTCATCAGCTTCCACTGACAAATCTTTCTCCTCTAACGCAAATCTACGTTTGGGTAGTTCCTTCTCCGTCATAATTTTCCTCGTCTTTCTGCAGGTCTTGAATCTCCTGTTCCATTATTGCATAGGCTTTGAACTCGCCTACGGTTTTATTATATTCATCCCAACTGGGTAATCCAGCTGCTATGACTTCTTTCAACTCTTCCTTGCGTGTCCTAATCTTTTTTAAGATTACGTAGATCGCAGTCTCATCTCTCATTAAAAATGCTTATATACTAACAGTTCCATTTACGCAAAGATTTATTTATTCTAGAGTTAGGATCTCTAGCTGTCTTTGCACTTGTTCTTCTCTTCTTCATTCCTTCCATCCTTGCACAAAACGATTTACGTCGTTTTGCAGCTTTGGAACCTTTCTTTAACTTTGATGGTTTTGTTGTTACGGCAGTTTTTAATTTAGAACCAGGATTTGCAGCACGGTAAGATGCCACGCCTTTTTTGTTTAAACCACCAGAAGGATTTTTACCTTCTTTTCTTTGCCAAGCTGGTGTTTTAGACATTTTTCTTTTTCTTTTTTATTGTAGCTACGTTAGACGGCTTAGGTCCAGTGTTACCTGCTTTTTGTTTTCTTGCAACAGCAGATGCTTTTTGACCTTTACTCATGGCTCTAGCTTTCGCTATAGGCACACATTTAGGATACTTTTTTCTTTTTTCACCACCAGATCTACCACATTTAGGATATGATCCATCGGGTTTCTTATTGGCTATATCTACCCAATTTTCCTGTACCCAAGAACGTAAACCTTTTTTGGCCATTACACGTAAAGTTTAGTTTTCTTTCTCTTATTTTCAGCTACCATACCACATCCTGCAGATGTTATATTGGCACCGCCATTTGCAAAATTAACTTTTCTTTGACCAGAAATTTGTTTTCTAGATTGAGAAACGCCATTACCATTTTTATTAAAACCACCAGCAGCTTTTTTCTTTTTACCACCAGGTGTAACCTTACCAGAACATACAGCACTAGCATACATGTTAGCATATGCACTTGGATATACTTTAAATTTACGCTTTGCTGCTGCTTTACCTTTAGGACATAGTTTACCCATTATTTTCTCTTTATGCCTCCTCTTCTCATTTTCTGAGCTTTTAATTTAGCTGCAGCTTCTTTCAAACCACCAACTTTATAGCCCATCATTTGATCTTTTTTCATCATGCCACCACCCATTTTTTTGATAGCACCACCTTTTTTCTTAGCGACAACCTTGCCACCTTTTTTCTTATAACCCATCTTGTTTCTAACTTTGGTTGGTAATTTAGCTAGACCAGGATTTTTTTTCTTGTCTACTTCTTTCATAGTTATTTCCCCTTTTTAAATAGTGACATTGCTGCAGGACCAGCTTTGACCCCAAAGCTTACTGAGCACGCCAAATACAATAAATGTTTATAATAATCCGGTAAAGAATGCAAGGCTTCAAAGCCTGCTTTTATATGTGGTGTCCACCCAGGCACAAATACTGCAATTGCTGGCGCCAATAAGCAAATTAAAATTAGCTCATCTTTCCAGCTTCCTTTCATTTGATCCACAGCTGCTGCTTCCCATTTTATTTTACCTGCTGCTATATCTTCTTGTTTTTTCTTTTCTGCTTTAATTTTTGCAATCTTGACTTCGCCATTTAATTTTTTAGTTTCTACGAAACCTTTAACTCCGTCTGCTACTACACCAAGCAATGGCTTTGCTAATAAATGCCACATGTTAATCTCCTACTATTGTTGCTAAACCACCGTCTTTTTTACGCATGGCTAATTTTGTATATGGATTACCTCTATGTACATTAACCATGTACTGAAGTAAACGTAATTGTGATGGTATTTTTTCTGCGTCACCTAATTGTTTAGGTCTTCCAAATAAACCTGAACCAATACCAGCTGCATAACTTGAACCTCCACCAAAAGACATACCTCCACCACCGCCGCCACCAAATCCACTTCTATTTGCTAAAATGTCAGCCGTAGGATCATCTATATCAAAAAATCTTCCTAATTCATCTTGTCCTACATAATTTGTAGGTGATCCAGTATACCCACCAACTCCAACTCCCTCTCCGTACATGGTTTGGGGTAAAATGCTTTTAAAAAATGGATTATAGCCAGCAAAAAAGTCATCTACTAATGTGCTATCACCAGAAGTTCTAGCTGTGTTTACAATCCTATTTAATTCTGCATTTGCTTGATCAACAAGTGCTTGTGCTTCTGTTTCTGTTTTACCTTGACTTATAGCGTATCTGTAGACATCATTTGTAATGTTGCCTGTGTTAATCGCATCATCAGCGTATGTAGTGTAAAAAGGTGTTAACCCATCTACTTTAGTTCCAGTTAAATCAACTTGTTGACCACCAATGTCTGCTGGATCATCAGTGTCTATAATATCTTGACTACTGGTTCCTGTTTCATAAGTAACGGGAGATTTATCATAAAGACTAATACCAGAGACACTAGGTGTTAACATCCCTGCATCCTGCATACTTTCGTATGCTGTTTTTCTATCGTCTATTGATTGTGAAATTGTAGGATTAGTGGGATCTACTTGCGAACTACTTGCTCCCATTCCAGCGTATCCATACGTGGTACCTGGAGTTTTGCCTTGCCTTGCTCTATATCTGTCTCTAGCACTCATTATTCCATACCTAAAATATATGGTAACATTTCGTCATCCATAAATTGATAGAAATAATCTGGTAAAGCTGCTGGAAAGAATTGTCTATAATATGCTTCGTATGGATTATTTTCTTCTACAACTTGTAGTAATTCTTCACTGATGTTATCTGGTTTTGTCATCAATCTATTTGGTCTGTAATCCAAGTAACTTAGATCACCTAATAATTCATTTGTTCTCTTTGGTAACATTTCACCTAAAAATGGTATACCTGTAATTGCGCCCATTGCTTTTTCTGCTACAAACGGTATTGCTCTTTGTATAGCATAAGAAGTAGGAAAATTTTCTTCGTAGTCTCTTGGATTTGTTTTTAAGTATTGACCCATCAGTTTTGTATATGGGTCAGTGTACAAAGCGTTAAACGCTGCAGCTTTGTCTGATCCCATAATACCAATACTACCACTTGGATTAATTCTTGCACCAACAGCCTTTGCTGCTTGTTTTTTTAAATTTTCTCTAAATCTTGTAAAATCTTTTCTATCCGCTGTGTTCGGATTAAAGCTTGTCATGAATTTACGCTCTTCAGCTGCACGCTCATCACGTGCAGCCTTTTGAGCTTCCATATATTTTCTTTGTCTATCAACAAAAGGTTTCATTAACCACCTATCATTGACTGTAGGACAACAAGAACAATTACGGCTACTATACCAGCTTTAATCCAGTCTTTCATACCCCAATCACTCCATTCTTTTAAATGTGCCCATAGGTCTTGCAATAATTTCATATTACCTCCTAATGTATTGTTACAGGAACGTCTAAATCGATCCCATAACCGTTTAAATAATCGAAGGACTCTACAACAGATTGAAAGATAAAGGAAGTATGTTCCTCTCCTAAAGCTTCAATGTAATGTTGTCTTGTAACAGCTAATAAAGCAGCACAAACCAACAACTTGTCTTCCGATTTTTTAGATAAACTCTTTGCTAGTTCATCAATTTCTTGCATAGAATCACTGATCTTCTTCACTTTGCTTACTTCGTCTGCCATTTGCCCTCACTGTTGTTTCATTTTTCATCGCTTCTTTGGTCAAAGAAACATTTTCTTTTAAATTACTCAAAGCATTTTTTGCAGCTCTATCGTCAATACGATCAGCTGTTTCCATTAACTTAATGGTGGTATCAGCTTCTATCTTATCACGATCCATGTCAAGTCTTGCTGCATCCATAACTGTTTTAGTTTGC